CTGCAGGTAGATACCCCGACAGGCACCGCATTCTCCGATAGCATTATTATTCCGGGGGAAGGTATCTTAACCACTCGCAATAATCGAACAGATTTTGCGGTAATGACCCTAAGTGAAATCACAAGTGTGACGGTGTTCTGTGGCTAAATCACCAGCGTGGACTCGTAAGGAAGGCAAAGACCCTAAAGGTGGATTAAACGCCAAGGGTCGCGCCTCTGCAAAAGCTCAGGGTATGAACCTTAAACCCCCTGCGCCAAAGCCTAAAACCGACAAAGACGCAGCCAGACGAAAGTCTTTTTGCGCCAGAATGAAAGGGATGAAGGCTAAGAACACGAGCAGTAAGACCGCCAGTGACCCAAACAGTCGGATAAATAAGAGCCTGCGGGCTTGGAATTGCTGAGGTAGATCATGCCTACTGTATCCAAACGACAACGAAAGTTCATGGCCGCAGTGGCGAACAATCCGAAATTTGCTAAGCAGGTGGGTGTTCCACAGTCAGTTGGTAAAGAATTCAACAATGCCGATAAGCGTAAAGCTAAAGGAGCAAAGAAATGATGAATATGAAAATGATGTCTCCACGTAAGCGTATGGACATGGAAGGCTCTGGCCCAACAAAGAAAATGGCTAAAGGCGGCTCTGCTTGCGGCACCAAGAAAATGATGGGCGGTGGTGTGGCGAAGAAAGGCTACGCTGCAGGCGGTGTAACTCGCGCTGACGGTATAGTTGCTAAGGGCCACACCAAAGGCAAGATGGTCTAAGTATGATGCCTTGTCGCGGGATGGGGGCGGTTGCCTCCGATAAAAAGCCGGGAGCTTCCTTTAAGAAAGGCGGCACCGTCAAAGACGCCTGCTACAATAAGGTGAAGGCACAATACAAAGTTTTCCCATCAGCCTACGCTTCTGGTGCCATAGCCAAATGTCGTAAGCGAGGCGGTTAAAATGGCCGTTCGCAAAACTGAAAAAGGTGCGTCGTTAAAGCGCTGGTTCAAAGAAGACTGGAAAGATGTACGCACAGGCAAGGCGTGTGGTCGCCAAGAAGGTGAAAAACGCGGCACGCCTTACTGCAGACCGAGCAAGCGGGTCTCCGAGAAAACGCCAAAGACTTCAAGCGAAATGACTGCGGCGGAAAAAAAGTCCAGAATAGCCCAAAAGAAGAATTTGGGACAACCAGCTGGGGCACCCAAACGGGTTGACCCGCTGAAGAGGAAAAGGTAATGGCAACATCTGGCACCACAGCGTTCAACCTAGACTTCACCGAGATTGCGGAAGAGGCGTGGGAGCGTGCTGGACGTGAAATGCGTTCGGGGTACGACCTTCGCACCGCAAGACGGTCGATGAATCTGTTGACTATTGAGTGGCAGAACCGTGGTCTTAACATGTGGACGATTGAGGAAGGCACGATAAACCTTGGTCAGGGTGTTGCTACCTACAACCTGCCAGCCGACACCATAGACCTGCTTGAGCACGTTGTGCGCACCGGTGCGGGTAATGCGTCTACTCAGTCAGACCTGAACATCTCACGGATAAGCGTTTCTACCTACTCCACTATCCCCAATAAACTAAACCAAGGTCGGCCGATTCAGCTGTATATTGATCGCGCCCGGGATAACCCCACGGTCACTCTGTGGCCTGTGCCAGACCAAGGTACGATTAACGCCCCCTACTACATTATTAAGTACTGGCGGATGCGCAGGATTCAAGACGCTGGTAGTGGTGTGCAGACTCCCGATGTAAACTTCCGGTTCTTGCCGTGTTTGGTGGCAGGTCTGGCGTACTACATTGCGCAGAAAGACCCGGCTTTGATGCCGCGTGTACCAATGATTCAGGCAGAATACGAGCGTCAGTTTGAACTGGCGGCGGGCGAAGATCGTGAGAAAGCACCCGTTCGCTTCGTACCACGTATGTTTTATACGAGGTAGCCATGAGCAGCCGGTATGCTTCAGGTCAAAAGTCGCTATCAATCTGTGATGTATGCGGGTTCCCTTACAAGCTAAGAGAGCTGCGAGAGCTGATTGTTAAGGGCAGAAATACCAACGTCATGGCGTGCACTGAGTGCTGGAACCCGGATCACCCACAGCTGCATTTAGGTGAGTTTCCTGTAGATGACCCGCAGGCACTGCGAAACCCAAGACCTGATTTTAACGAGTTCCCAGAAGAGCGAGCGTTGATCCTCCCGATATTTGGGGTAAGCTCTGGCGGCACTGTAGGCTACGTAAGAATAGTTATATCTTAGGAGATGAACATGAAAAACAGCACCAAGGAACCAAAAGTCGTTGTGATGCCGGTAATACCGACGGTGTACAAAGTAGACACCGTTAACCAGCCGATTGATGTAAAAAGCAGCGGTGTTAAGACCCGCGGTAACGGCGCAGCGACCAAGGGCACGATGGCTCGTGGCCCAATGGCGTAAGGGGATAAACCGTGAACTACAGCGAACTGACAGCGAACATAGAAGACATCTGCGTACAGACGTTCACAGCAGACCAGCTCGCTATGTTTACTCAACAAGCAGAGCAAAAAATCTACACAACGGTAGAGCTGCCTGCTTTTCGTAAGAACCAAACAGGCTCGCTGACCTCTGGCAACAAGTATTTAACGATGCCCACCGGCATGTTGTACGTCTACTCTTTGGCGGTTATCGATGCTGAAGGCGATTACGAGTACCTTATAAATAAGGACGTAAACTTTATACGTGAGGCTTACCCCAGACCAACGGACACCGGACAGCCAAAGTACTACGCAGTATTTGACCAAAATACGTTCATAGTTGGACCAACACCAAGCGCCGACTACGCCGCCGAAATGCATTTTTCCTACTACCCAGAGTCTATTGTGACGGCCGGCACCACGTGGCTTGGGGATGAGTTTGATTCTGCGTTGCTTAACGGCGCGTTGGTTGAAGCGATACGCTTTCAGAAGGGTGAAGCTGACATGGTGGCGTTGTACGAGAAGTTGTACGTACAGGCACTCACTTTGCTTATTCAAGTTGGTGACGGTAAACTGCGTGGGGACGCATACCGTGATGGTCAGATAAAGAGGAAGATAGGCAATGCTTAGTACAACAGGCGGGGCATCTTTAGGAATTATAACGGCCAGTTCAATTTCAGGACGAGGATTCACCCCTGAAGAGCTGGCTGAAAGTGCGCTTAACAAAATTATTTATATAGGACAAAACTCTGATCCGGCTATTCGTGCGCAGGCCGAAGCGTATCGGGATCAAATCAGGGCAGTACTGGTAACCGCTATGCACCAAGCAATTCGTTCCAACCACACCACCCTAACTAATCGTTTCATTGCCGCAGGGCACCCGGAACTTGTAAAACTACTGGAGAGATAAGATGCCAATTTCAGTCACTACTGCTATGCCCACCAGCTTTAAGGGTGAAATTTTACAGGCGCTGCACAACTTCACATTGAGCACGGGTAACGTGTTTAAGATAGCACTGCTGAAGGCTACTGCTGCGGGTACCGGTACTTTTGGTGCTGCAACAACCAACTACAGCAACTTGAGCTCAGATGAGCTGGGTTCTGGTAGCGGGTACACCACGGGTGGTAACACGCTAACCAACGTAACGCCTACCACTTCTGGCACTACTGGGTTTACAGATTTCGCGGACACCACGTGGACGTCAGCTACCTTTACAACTTGTGGAGCGCTGATTTACAACACCAGCTCTACCAACCGAGCAGCAGCTGTACTGAGCTTCGGCGGTGATCAGCAGGTGAGTTCCGGGGACTTCCAGATTCAATTCCCCGCTGCAGCGGCAGCCACGGCTATTATCCGAATAGCGTGAGGTCTCTATGACAGATAATGTTGGGTACACCCCCGGAGCGGGAGCGACAATCGCGGCGGATGACATTGGTGGGATTCTCTACCAACGCATAAAGCTGGCTGTTGGTGACGATGGCACTGCTCAGGACGTCTCTGAGTTACAGCCACTGCCCGTCAACATTATCTCTGACGAGAGTATGGCTACAAATCTCCTTTTACAGTACCTTGACTCTCCTCGCGGCTACGATAAATCACTACAGCGTCATCGCGTCACGAATGTCATAGAAAGCGGTACAGTAACCACGGTAACCACGGTAACCACGGTAACCACGGTAACCACGGTAGCCTCAGTGACTAACTTAGCTAGCATTGGCAGTATTCAGGCGCAGGTTCAAGTGTACGGGATAAACCTATCGGCTTGGCAAGCCTGCGTTCGATCAAGAATTACATGAGGTCGTAAATGGCTAACACGTTCAAGAAGGTAATAGACCGATTGCTGTGGGCGCAAGTGGCGCCGTCTCCGAACGCCAGTGCAGCGGGCACCTCCATGTGCGTTGATATGCGAAGTGATGTGTCGCGCAACCCGTTTGTATACAACCTCATCTCTACGACGGTGCTCAACAGGTTCAACATTGTAACCAAGGCATGGCAGCTGGCAGTTAACCCGGCTGTTGCTGCGGTTGCTGCAAGTTCTACGTCGTGTTTTGTACCCAGTTTTTCTGCTGTTGGAACCATTGCTGCCAGTGCAACAACCAGCTCTTTTACGCTCAGTACGGCGCTGCCGGCGGCTGTAGGCGTGAACATGCTCGGTAGCCGAGGCGGGTCTGGAGATCTTGGATTTAAAATACGCATCATCGACACCACGGCTGGAAAGACAGAAGAGCGGTTTATCATAGGCAACAC